GTGAGCGAACCGAAACAGACCGGCCCGCTGGTCGATTGGCAGGCGGTGCGCACCGACTATGAGGACGGCAACGACTCCCTCGAAGAGATTTGCAGACGCTACAGCATCACTCGCAGTGGGATCGCCTGGCGGGTCAGGCAGCAGCTTTGGTCGCCTCGACGGTCGCAGCCTGAGGCGCAGCGCCCCCTGATCATCAAGCGGATGTTTCGCCTGCTCGAAAGACAGATCAAGCAACTGGAAGAGAACATGACGGAAACCGGCGAAAAGGAAGTCGCCGTGCTCGGCAAGCTGGCGAGCACGCTGGAGAAACTCATCGACATAGACAAAGCGGAGTCGCCACCTAAACCGCCGGCGCAACGCAAGGATATGCAGGAGCTGAGAAATAAGCTTGCCCAGCGGATCGCTCAGCTCAAAGGAATCTAAGGCGCCGGCATTCGTTGCGGCCCTCGAAGACGCCGAGGTGAAACGACTATTCTTTCACTGGCCCGAATGGGCAAGACCCGAACAAATAGCGCCACCCGGCGATTGGGTCACCTGGCTGATCCTCGGGGGGCGCGGTTCGGGCAAGACCCGAGCTGGCGCCGAATGGGTGAGAGAGCAGGCGACCGGGTTGACGCCGGTTTCGCCGATTGCCCTGGTCGGCGAAACCATGAGCGAAGCAATTGCCGTCATGGTCGAGGGCGAAAGCGGTTTGCTGCGCATCCATCAAGACGACGAGGCGCCCAAGCTTAAGGGCAATAAGCTGCTGTGGCCGAATGGCGCTGAGGCAATAATATTGTCAGCCTCTGATCCCGACCGCTTTCGCGGTCCGCAATTCGCAGCCGCCTGGTGCGACGAAGTCGCCAAATGGCCGGATGCGGAGGCCGCCTGGGATATGCTGCAGTTCGCCTTGCGTCTGGGCCAGCATCCACGACAGGTCGCGACGACGACGCCGCGGCCGATCAAGCTCTTGCGACGCCTGCTCGGTGATCCGCAGACGATCGTGAGCCGGATGAAAACATCAGACAATCCATGTCTCGCGCCGAATTTCCTCGATGCCGTGGTCGGCCGCTATCGCGGCACCGTGCTCGGCCGGCAGGAACTCGATGGCGAGCTGATCGAGGATCGGCCGGATGCGCTTTGGCATCGCGGCTCGTTTCGCGTCGCGCCGGTGGATTTCGAACCCGGCCGGATCGTCGTCGCGGTCGACCCGCCGGTGACCGGCAACGCCAATTCCGACGCCTGCGGCATCATCGTCGCGGCGCGTCTGGGGGAGGGCGCGATCGTCCTCGAGGATCGCACCCTTCGCCCGGCGCCGCCAAAACGCTGGGCGGAGCAGGCGGTGCGAGCGTTCCATGCCCACGGCGCCGACGCGATCGTCGCCGAGGTAAACCAGGGCGGCGATCTGGTCCGCGCGATCATCGCCCAGGAGGACGCAAGCGTGCCGGTCCGCGAAGTGCGGGCGACACGGGGCAAATGGGTGCGGGCCGAGCCGATCGCGGCGCTTTATGCCCGTGGACTGGTGTCGCATTGCCCAGGCCTCGCGCATCTCGAAGACGAAATGTGCGCCTTCGGTCCCGATGGCCTCGCTGACGGCCATTCGCCCGACCGCGTCGACGCACTGGTCTGGGCGTTGACTGAACTGTTTCCGCAGGGGCCGCAGCCCCGCATCCGCAGAACCTGAAACTCAAAGGATATTTCATGCCATCCTGGCTGAACCGCTTGAGAGGCGGCGGCACGCCTTTGCCCGTCGAACAGAAATCGGGCGGGCCGCAGACGCTGGTCACGCTGACCTCGCTCGGCGATCCGAATTGGAGCCGGCGCGGCTTCGCCAGCCTCGCCAATGAGGGTTTTAGCAAAAACCCGGTGGTCTATCGGTGCGTGCGGATGATCGCCGAGGCGGCGAACCGCGTACCGCTGGTGGTCACCGAGAACGGCACGCGGCTGGCCGATCATCCGGTGCTGGCCCTGCTGGCGCACCCCAATCCACAGCAATCGGGCACGGAGTTGTTCGAAGGGGTTTATGCTTACCTGCAGACGGCCGGCAACGCCTACCTGCAGGCGGCGCTGGCCGGCGGCGAGGTGAAAGGCCTGTTCGAGCTTCGGCCCGATCGCATGCAGGCCGTGCCGGGGCGCGATGGCTACGCGGTGGCCTACACCTATACGTCGGGCGGCAAGACGGTGCGATTCGACCAGCTTGCGAGCCCGGTTCCCGAGGTGCTGCACGTCACGCTGTTCAACCCGCTCGACGATCACTATGGGCTCGCCCCGCTCGATGCCGCGCAGCAGAGCCTCGACATCCACAATGCCTCGGCGCGCTGGAACAAATCGCTGCTCGATAATGCGGCGCGTCCTTCCGGCGCGCTGGTCTATTCGAGTGCGGCCGGCTCGCTCACCGCCCAGCAGTTCGAACGGCTCAAGGAGGAGCTGGAAGCGGGCTTCCAGGGCGCGATGAACGCCGGCCGGCCGATGGTGCTTGAAGGCGGGCTCGACTGGAAGACCATCGCGATGAGCCCCAAGGACATGGATTTTATCGAGGCCCGCAACGCCGCGGCCCGCGATATCGCGCTGGCTTTCGGCGTGCCGCCGATGCTGCTCGGCATCCCCGGCGACAACACCTATGCCAACTTCGCCGAGGCCAACAAGACGCTGTGGCGGCAGACGGTGATCCCGCTCGTCCGCCGTGTGGCTTCTGGGCTCGGCCACTGGCTCGGCCCGGCCTTCGGCGGAAACTTTGAGATCGTCCCCGACCTCGACCACATCGAAGCCCTCGCCGAAGACCGCGCCGCGCTATGGGCACGGGTGGGCGGCGCGAGTTTCCTTACTGATGAGGAGAAGCGGAAAATGCTGGGGGTGGGGGAGGAGCTGAAGTGATACAGCGCAGCGCCCGTGGTCTCTCCCGCGCCATCGCTCTCGCAACGCTGGAGCTGAAGCTCTATAATTTCGTCCAGGCGCTTGAGCGGCGCTACGCGCCCGATCAGCCGCGCGTGCCAGCGGGTAATCCGGATGGCGGGTAGTGGACGAGTGGGGGTAACTTAGGCGCGCTGCCCGATGCCTTGTCTGGACGGAAGCCGACTTCTGTCGTTCGTGTTGCAGCCAAGAAGCCGGACATCAAATTCGTCGACCACCTCCAGAAAAAATATGGCTTTGATGACGACATGCGCGAGCGAATTCATGATGAGATATCTGGCCTAGGGCTCTCGAATAAGGAACTGGAGAAACGGGTTCGTGAAATTCTGGGAATCGACTAATGGCACTCGACGCTGAATTCTGGGCCGATATGACGGTCGAGGACGTGTTTGCCCCCCTCATCGGCGAGATGGTGTGGAATGCGGCAGGCGGCTTTGGGACGTTTCTCACATTCGAGTTTGGCGAGCCGCATCTGTCGGTTCTTGAGCCCATAACGCCCAAGCATCGCTACAATGCGCGCGTCGAGCGCGCGATGCGCCGCCGCCGAGTGACTGTAAAAGGGGATTTGCACCTTTTCATTGAGCAGGCTGATTGGAGAATCAGCACCGTGAACGGCAGCACTAACAGCGACGAAGACCCGGACGATTGGTGGAAGCCATGGCTGGACGATATCTCTGGACAGAAGCTCGCCGCCGTGGAGGTTCCCGCGCCCGGTTACGTGACGCTGCGCTTCGACATGGGTGGGGTCCTGGAGGTGTGGCCCGTTGGCGGCACCGATTCCGACGTATGGACGCTGCATCGGTGGCAGGGTGGTAGCATCGGATGCCGGCCGGATGGTGTGCTTGAGATCGAGCAGAAGAAGCGCTGAGGGGACGCAACGCGCAACTAATGCGACGCAGCATTGAGATTTACGTCTGGGACGGTGGGGGTGTTCACTACCATCTTCTCATGAAGTCGGAAGATGACCTGAGCAAATCCTTGGCCTTCCTCAATGCCGCAACTCGAGACGGCAACTTCAATCCGACCGGCGAGCCTTACTACGTGGCGACAAGGGTGCAGCTGGCAGCGCTCGCTCAGGCGAGAAAGACGTGGAACCGCGATAAGAGTGCTTGAGCCGTGTCGAGGCGCTAGGGCAGGCGCTCGCAGAGACTTGCATGGTGGCCGCCTGAAACCACCTCGGCTAGTTCGAGATCGCTGCCGTGCAGGCCAAGCGCAGCCTGCGCCGCCGATAGATCGTCGCGAGCAATGTGAATGCCGGCTTGCGGGGCATCGAATGCGCCGCTGACCCGCGGATCATTGATGAACTTGCCAATATAGACTGCTCCGTGCGCGGGGGATGACGAACTCATCGGGATCACCAGCTCGCAGGAAGTCCAAGCCCCCGACCGAGTAGGTCCCCGGAAGAACGTCGAATGCAAAGTAGTTGACGCCTGTCGCGCCCTGGGGGCTTTGGGCAGAAGCTTGAGGAGCGCAGGGATTGTCAGTCCCCCGCATCAACGATGCGCTCAAAGGTCCGCGGGATGAATCGAGCGCAAAGATCATTCGCCCAGTACCAAGCCGTGGTTGAGACGCCGGATTCGAGGCCCAAATCTCGTCGCCGAAGCATCCGGCCACTGCCAAAACCAGCGCCGTAGCGGCCACAAGGCGCAGCAGTTTCTGCAACGGCATCGGCATGTGAGGTTCCCCTAGGGCGACCTTCGCATCTCGGGCTGAAACGTCAAGGACATCATCATGGATGAACTCACTCGCACGATCGCCGAGCGGGGCGATTTGGCGCATCTGGCGCTGTTCCTGTGGGCCAGCGGGGCGAGCGGGCTGCTCGTCTGGACGCTGAGGGAGCTGAAGGCCGCCAATCGGCGCTTCAACGATTTCGTGCGCGAGATCGCCACGCTGAATCAACTCTTCAGGCGAAAGGATTAAGCCCATGGGCGTCAAACAGGATTCTGTCGGCGGCAAGGGCGGGGGCGAACCCGTTGAAGTGTTTCGACAGTTCGCCTGGCACCTCGCCGGTTCGCTCGCGACTGCCCAGGCGGCGCGGACCACAAAACCTAGGCCGGCCAAAGGCACGGCCAAACGCTGATGAGCAAAATCCCTATCGACGAGGCGGGCCGGTTTTCCGGCTATGCCAGCGTCTTCGGCCAGCTCGACGATGGCGGCGATATCGTCATGCCGGGCGCTTTTAAGAAGAGCCTCGCGAGCCGCGGCCGCGCCAATATCCGCCTCTTGTTCCAGCACGACCCGAAGGATCCGGTCGGGGTCTGGGACAAGATCGCCGAAGACGGTTTTGGCCTCTTGGTCGAAGGCCGGCTGATCGGCGGCGTACCCCGCGCCGATGCACTGCGCCGGCTGATTGAAAGCCGCGCCATCGACGGCCTCTCGATCGGCTTTCGCACCGTGCGCGCCAGCAAGGAAAAGGGCACCGGCCACCGGAAACTGTTCGAGATCGACCTCTGGGAAATCTCGATCGTCACCTTCCCGATGATGGACGGCGCACGCATCGCGCCAGCCGTTCAAACATCTCCGGCGGCCGATCGCCGCCTCATCCGGTCGCTCGATGCGGCCATCCACGCATTGAAAAACTGAAGGACAACCATGACTGAAGCGACCGAAAACTATGAGATCAAGGCGACGGCCGGCGCCGCCGGCGGCGAGGTTGCCGACCGGTTCGACCAGTTCCTCACCACCTTCGAAGCGTTCAAGCGCGGCAATGAGCAGCGCATCGCCGAGATCGAAAAGCGCGGCACCGCCGATGCCGTCACCGAAGACAAGGTCAGCCGGCTCAACGCCGCCCTCGACAGCGCCAAATCGGCGCTCGATCGGGCGACGCTCGAGCGGGCCCGCCCGCGGCTCGAAGGGCTCGATACCCGCATCACCGGCAGCGATGAATATAAGGACGCGTTCTCGGCCTATGTGAAGCGCGGTGAGGAAAAAGCCCTGTCGGTCGGCTCCAACCCCGACGGCGGCTACCTGGTGCCGACGGAAACCGAGACCGAGATCACCCGGTTGCTGACCTCGATCTCCCCGATCCGCTCGATCGCCAGCGTCCAGCAGGTATCGAGCGCGGTTTACCGCAAGCCGGTGACCATCGCCGGTGCGGCGGTGGGCTGGGTGGCCGAAACCGCTAGCCGCCCGCAGACCTCGAGCCAGACGATCGACGCCATCAACTTTCCGACGGCCGAGCTCTACGCGATGCCGGCGGCCACCGCGCAGTTCCTCGACGATGCCGCGGTAGATGTCGGCCAGTGGATCGCCGATGAGGTCAACGCCGCCTTCGCCGCACAGGAAGGCACCGCCTTCGTCAGCGGCGACGGCGCCAATAAGCCGACCGGCTTCCTCCACTATACGGCGGTCGCCGATGCGAGCTGGAGCTGGGACAACATTGGCTACATCGCGACCGGTGTTTCCGGCGCCCTGCCGTCGAGCAATCCGAGCGATATTTTGGTCGACCTCGTTTACGCGCTCAAGGCCGGCTACCGCCAGAACGCGAGCTGGGTGATGAATCGCAAGACGCAAGCCGCGCTGCGCAAGCTCAAGGATGCCGACGGCAACTACATCTGGCAGCCGGCGGCCTCGCCCCAGGGCAACGCCACGCTGATGGGCTTCCCGCTGGTCGAGGCCGAGGACATGCCTGATATCGGAGCTGCGGCAACGGCTATCGCCTTCGGCGACTTCAAGCGCGGCTACCTGATCGTCGACCGCATGGGCGTCAACGTCCTCCGCGATCCGTATTCCGCAAAGCCCTACGTGCTGTTCTACACCACCAAGCGCGTCGGCGGTGGCGTCCAGGATTTCCAGGCGATCAAGCTGCTGAAGTTCGCGGTGTCGTGACGGCTTAAGCCGCACGCGCACCCCCTTCTCCCCTTGCGGGAGAAGGTGCCCGAAGGGCGGATGAGGGGTGAGCCCCGGCATCTGAGTTTCTGGCTCACCCCTCATCCGTCTCGGCCTGTCGGCCGATCCACCTTCTCTCGCAAGGGGAGAAGGTAAGCACAACAACCAGCTGAATTGCGGGACGCCTCCTTCCCGCATAGCTCCGGCGGCTTGCCCCTCCCTCGGGCCGTCGGGGCACCTTTTGCCCCTCCCCAGGACAAATCCATGACCTCCTATCTCCTCAGCGGTCCTGCCGCCGAGCCGGTGACGCTCGACGACGCCAAGGCCTTCTTGCGCGTCGACACGACCGACGAAGATGCGCTGGTGACCTCGCTGATCACCGCCGCGCGTCTCCACATCGAAGGCATCAGCGGGCGTGCGCTGCTCTCGCAGGGCTGGCGCACCGTGCTCGATTGCTGGCCACCCACCGGCGTAGTGACGCTGCCCGTGGGGCCGTTGCTGACCCTGACGACGGTCACGGCATACGATGCCGACGGCAACGCGACTGAGCTTGCAACGGGTGACGTCCTCGTTGCCGCCAACGCGTCGCCGCCGCAGCTCTTCCTGCCGCCCGGTTTCGGCTCGGCTGTTATTCTGCGCGACCGGCAGGCCGTCGAGATCGACTACACCGCCGGCTATGGCGCCGATGCCGATGACGTCCCGGCGCCGCTGCGGCAGGCGCTGCTGACCCTCGTTGCCTATTGGTTCGAGAACCGCGACAGCGTCATCATCGCCGGCGGCGGCTCCGTCATTCCCGATGGCTTTGACCTGCTCGTCGCACCCTACCGGCAGGTGCGGCTATGATCGCCATGACCGACAGCCGGCGGCCGCCGCTCGGTTCACTCCGCGACCGTATTCAGATCAAGCGGCGGGACATCAGCCCGGAAGATGAAGGCGGCGCCGTCGCAACCTACTTTCCGCTCGCGACCGTTTGGGGACGGGTGCGCGAGCTGTCGGCCGGCCGCACGCAGGTCGGCGATGGGCGGGCTGTCAGCATCAGCCACTCTGTCGTGCTGCGGTTCAGGACCGATATCAGCCCCGGTGACCGCCTGGTCTATCTCGGCCGCAATCTCGATGTGGTCAGCGCCGACGACCTCAACGGCCAGCGCGTCTATCTGAGCTGCGCCTGTACCGAAACCAACTTTACGGGGTAGGACGGTGACCCATCCTATCGTCGCGCTTCAGGGCGCGCTTGTCGCCGCGCTTAAGGCCGATGCGACGCTGACCGGCTTGATCAGCGGCAATATTTTCGACGCCCCCTCAATGGACGCGGTCGCCCCCTACATCGTCGTCGCTCGCCATGATCTCGTGCCGCGCGACGGCGACGCGGCGCCCGGCAACGATCATCGCGTGCTGCTGCATCTCTGGCACCCCGACGCGAGCCGCAAGGCCGTGCTGGCTATCGCCGACAGGGTGCTGACCGTGGCGCTGGGCGGGACGTTGGCACCCGCCGGCCTGCTCGTCACCAACCGCAGCCATGAGCGCACCGACACGGCGATCGATCTCGAGACCGGTGCCGCACGTGCGGCGCTGACCCTGCGTTTTTTCACCGAACCATCAGCCTGAGGAATCTTCCATGGCAGCCCAAAGCGGCAAGGACATGCTCCTAAAACTCGACGCCAGCGGCTCGGGCACCTTCACCACCGTTGCCGGCTTACGTACTCGCTCGCTCAGCTTCAACGCGGCGTCGATCGACGTCACCGATTCCGAATCCGCCGGGCGCTGGCGCGAGCTGCTGGCCGGCGGCGGCATCAAGCGGGCCTCCGTTTCGGGCTCCGGCATCTTCAAGGACCAGGGCTCGGACGAGGCCGTGCGCGGCCTGTTCTTCGGCGGCACGGTGTGCAACTGGCAGCTCGTCATCCCGGGCTTCGGCACGGTTGCGGGCTCCTTCCAGATCGCCTCGTTGCAGTTCTCCGCCGACTATGCCGGCGAGGTAACCTTCGAGCTGTCGCTCGAAAGCGCGGGGCAGTTGAGCTTCACTGCCTTTTAGGTTTGGCCAGTCGCCCGCCAAAACCCAAGTCTCGCGACGCGTGTACAACGTCGAGGATCATGATGCGCTCGGCGTCTGGTCGGCCTTCAATACGATAGATGAGGATGTATCTGATGTCCGGCAGCGACTTTAGGTAGGTGTTAGGCACCGGCGACGGACGACCTGTCGAATGTTGCCCAAGGGCATCACCTGCAGCGACGATCCGCGCCGCGAGCCGATGCGCAACGTCCGGCTCTTCTCGGTACTCGAAGTAATCGAAAATCGCGCTGATCGACGTCTTGGCCCGCGTCGACCATCTTACCGGCCTCATCCGCGCGCGGTCTTCTTAACACGCGGTGATGGCCCACGGCGGCTCTCAAGGATCTGATCCATTTCGGCCATGACTTCTTCGGAGGTATGGACGCGACCCGCATCGGCATCGGCGATGCCTTCGAGGATGCCGTCAACGACTTCCAGTTCGTAGCGGGTGTAGGTCTCCAATGCCTCGCTCGCGAGATAAGACCGGCTGCGGTCGGTGAGCTCGGCTAGCCTGTCGAGCTTTGCCTTGATCTCAACCGGTACCCGCACGGTGATCGTGGTCGTTTCGGCCATCTACGCCTCCTCCATTTGTACACAAACTAACACAAACGATTACAGGCGAACATGCCCAACATCCATCGTGGTGAAATCTCGGCGCTGATCGGCGGCGAGGAGAAGACGCTTTGCCTGACGCTCGGTGCGCTGTCAGAGCTTGAGGCACGGCTGCAGGCCGGCGACCTGGTTGGTCTTGCCGATCGCTTCGCCGGAGGACGGATCTCGGCCCGCGACCTCACGGCGATTATCGGTGCAGGCCTCCGCGGCGCCGGCGACACTATTACCGACGACGACCTCGCGCGGCTGAGCATCGAAGGTGGGCTCAAGGGCGCCGCCGAGATCGCCGCGCGCTTGCTGCGGGCGACGTTTGGGGAGGCGGCATGAGCGCTTTTCCTTGGGGCGACGCCATGCGCTTTGGCTTTGGCCAGCTCCGGCTTAGCTCGCGAGATTTTTGGGGTCTGACGCCGCGCGAGCTCGCCGCCGCCTTCGAGGGCGCAAGCGGACGCACCCGATCGCGGCCACCCGAGCGCGCCACCATCGACCGCCTGATGGCGGCTTTCCCCGACGAGGAGAAACCCCTTGCCTGAGACCTCGCTCTCTTCCGACAGCTTTTCGACCGAACTCGACGGCGTCTCGAGCCAACTTAGCCAGATCAACAGTCTGGCCGATGGTGTCGCGCGCTCGATCACCAACGCCTTCCGCTCCGCGGCCAGCGATGGCAAATCGCTCAACAGCATTCTGGGCGACATCGTCACCTCGTTCTCGAACCTGGCGCTCAAGGCGGCCTTGCAGCCGGTCGGCAATCTCATTTCCGGCTTTGTCGAAAACCTGTTCAGCGCAACCAACCCGACGCTCGGCGGCGTGCAGGCCTTTGCCAAGGGCGGTGTGATCTCCTCGCCGAGCTATTTTCCGATGGGGTCGGGCACCGGCCTCGCCGGCGAGGCCGGGCCCGAGGCGATCATGCCGCTCGTTCGCGGTGCGGACGGCAGCCTCGGCGTGGCCGGAGGCGGCGGCGCAACTACGATCAACTTCAACGTCACGGCACCCGACGCCAAGAGCTTTACCGCGAGCGAAGCTGAAGTCTCGGCCATGCTGCTGCGCGCCGTACGCCGCGGGACGAGGGCGAGCTGATGGCCTTCCATCTCATCCGTTTCCCGCTCGACATCGCACTTGGCGCGCATGGCGGGCCGGAGCGGCTGACCGATATCGTGACGCTGTCGAGCGGCGCCGAGCAGCGCAATTCGCGCTGGGCCAATTCGCGCCGACGTTACAATGCCGGCTATGGCGTCAAATCGCGCGCTGACATGCAAGCGGTCCTGGCCTTCTTCGAGGAGCGGCGGGGGCGGTTCCACAGCTTCCTCTGGCGCGACGGTCTCGACTTTTCTTCCAACGGCGGCAATGGCACGCCCGCCCCGACCGACCAGCCGATTGGCACCGGCGATGGCATGACGACCGCCTTCCAGCTCACCAAGCAATACGGCGCAAGTTTTGATCCCTGGTTCCGGCCGATCACCAAGCCGATGGCCGGTTCGGTGCGAGTGGCGGTGGCGGGCACCGAACGAACGACAGGTTTCACGGTCGACACGTTGACCGGCATCGTCACGTTCACCACCGCGCCGGCGACGGGTGCCGCTGTCACCGCCGGCTTTCTCTTCGATGTGCCGGTGCGCTTCGACACCGACCGGCTCGACATCGAGCTGTCGAGTTTCGATGCCGCCGATGCGTCGTCGATTCCCCTCATCGAGGTGCTGGAATGAGAACGCTCGATACCGCCTTCGCGGCCCACATCGCTTCCGGCGCAACGACGCTCGCGACCTGCTGGCGCTTGACGCGTAGCGATAGCGTGGTGCTCGGCTTCACCGATCACGACCAGACGCTGACCTTCGACGGCACCGATTTCGTGCCCACGACCGGCCTCGACGGCGGCGAGGAGGCGCAAAAGCTTGGGGGGCAGGTCGATACCAGCGAGGTGGTTGGCATTCTGTCCTCGGACGCAATTACCGAGGGCGACATCCTGCTTGGCCGCTATGATGGTGCGCTGGTCGAGACGTTCCGCGTCAACTGGCGTGACGTTTCCGTTCGCGACCTCGTGCGAAAATCGACGATCGGCGAAATCACCCGCACCGACGGCCAGTTCACGGCCGAACTGCGCTCCGGTCAGCAGGCGCTCAATGTGCCAAAAGGCCGGCTCTATCAGTCGCTTTGCGATGCCCAGCTTGGCGACGCCCGCTGCGGTATCGACCTAACTGACTCGCGGTACCGGGCAATCGCAACGGTCACAGCGGTTCGCGATCGTTATCGGCTGGCGGTGACCGGCGTCGAGTCGTTCGATGCAGCCTGGTTCGGCTTCGGTACGGCCGCCTGGAGCAGCGGACGGCGCCAAAATCTCAAGGACCAGATCCTGACTCACACCCGCATCGGGGGCGCCGATATTTTTGGCTTTGCCACGCCGGTTGGCGATTGGATCGTCGCCGGCGACACGCTCACGGCGCTGGCCGGCTGCGACCGGATGTTTGCAACCTGCAAAGCCAAGTTCGCCAATTCGATCAACTTCCAGGGTTTTCCGCACATTCCGGGCAACGACTTCGTACTGAGCTATCCAAAGGCCGGCTCGGCGCTCAATGGCGAGCCGCTGGTCCCATGAAGCCAACCGTTGGCGACGTTGTAACGGCCGCCGAGGCCTGGCTCGGCACGCCCTATCGCCATCAGGCATCGACGCTCGGCGCCGGCTGTGACTGCCTTGGGCTGTTGCGCGGCGTGTGGCGCACGTTGTACGGCGCCGAGCCGATCGAAATGCCGGCCTATCGGGCTGACTGGCGCGACGCGAGCAGCGCGAAAACGCTCCTCGCCGCTGCCGAAAAGTTCCTGCTGCCGGCCGAACTGCCGCTGGCGGCAGGGCAGGTGGCGCTGTTCCGGCTCCGTGGCCTGCCAACGCCAAAACATTGCGGCATCGTGGTTGCTGAAAGCCGCTTCATCCATGCCCAGGAAGGGCTCGGCGTCGTCGAGGCGAACCTCACCGAAGGCTGGGCCCGCCGCGTCGCCGGCACGTTCGATTTCCCGTCAATCGAGATCCGCTAGATGGCCACGCTTGCGCTTTCCGTTGCTGGACAGTTCGTCGGCGGGTTGGTCGGCGGCCCGATCGGTGCTGTCGTTGGGCGGGCGCTCGGTGCATTGGCCGGCAGCGCGGTTGACAACGCCATCTTCGGCAGCAAGCCGCAGGCCGCCGCGCCGACCGGCAGCGATGTCCAGTTGCAGGGCTCATCCGAGGGCGGACCGATTCCGCGCCTCTATGGCTGGAACCGCATCACCGGCAACATCATCTGGGCGACGCAACTCGAGGAGACGACTCAGCAATCGGCCGGCGCCAAGGGCACGGCGCCCACCACCACGACCACCACGATTTTGGCGAACTTCGCCGTCGCGCTCTGCGAGGGAGAGGTCAATCGGCTGGGCCGCATCTGGGCCGATGGCGACCTACTGGAAACCGAGGCGCTCAACATGCGCTTCTATCGCGGCAGTGCAGATCAGCTTCCGGACAGTCTGATCGAGGCGAAGCAGGGCAGCGGCAATACGCCGGCCTATCGCGGGCTCTGCTACCTGGTGTTCGAACAGCTCGACTTAACGCCGTTCGGCAACCGTATTCCCAATCTCTCGGTAGAGCTCTGCCGCGTCGTCGGCGAGCTCGAACCGGCGATCAAGGCGATCACCGTCATCCCCGGCGCGACGGAGTTCGGCTACGACCCGAGTCCGCGGGTACGCGTCGTTGGCCCCGGCGCAACCGGCAACGAAAACGCCCACCTTTATTCCAACGTCTCGGACTGGACGTATTCGCTCGACGAATTGCAGGCGCTCTGCCCCAACCTCGAACACGTATCGCTGGTCGTCGCCTGGTTCGGCGACGACCTCCGCTGCGGCAACTGCACGATCGCGCCGCGCGTCGCCGCATCGGCTGGCTTCGTCGATGGTACGAGCTGGGCTGTGTCGGGCCTGACGCGCGGCACGGCGCGGGTTTCCACACTGGTGGATGGCGAACCGGCCTATGGTGGCACGCCGTCCGATGCCTCCGTGCTCGCTGCCATCGCCGACCTCAAACGTCGCGGGCTGAAAGTCACGCTCTATCCGATGGTGATGATGGACATCGCCGCAGGCAACAGCCTGACGGATCCCTACACCGGCACGACCGGCCAGCCAGCCTATCCCTGGCGCGGACGGATCACCTGCAATCCGGCACCCGGTCAGAGTGGCACGCCTGACCAAACCGCCGGCATTGCCACCCAGCTCAGTGCTTTCCTCGGTAGCGCGACGGCCGCGAACTTCTCCGCTTTCGGCACGACCGTGAACTATACCGGGCCCGCCGATTGGGGCTTTCGGCGCATGGCGCTGCACTACGCCAAGCTGGCCGCACTTGCCGGCGGCGTCGATGCCTTCATCATCGGCTCGGAATTCGTTGGGCTCACGCCGTTGCGCGGAACATCCAACAGTTTCCCGTTTGTCGATGCGCTGGCAACGCTTGCTGCCGATATCCGCGCTGTTGTCGGCGGGTCGACCAAGCTGACCTACGCGGCCGACTGGTCGGAGTTTACCGGTTGCCAGCCGCCCGACGCACCGGGCGACAAGTTCTTCCACCTCGATGGGCTCTGGGCGTCGTCGGCCATTGATGCACTCGGCCTCGACAACTACTGGCCGCTCGCGGATTGGCGCGACGGGACGGACCACATCGATGCGGCGATCGCGGATGGACCTTACGACGGCGCCTATCTTGCCGCCAACATCGCCGGCGCCGAGGGCTTCGACTGGTACTACGCCTCGGATGCTGATCGTCTCGCCAATCATCGCACAGCGATCAGCGATGGCGGCTATGGCGAGCCCTGGGTCTGGCGCTTCAAAGATCTGGTGAACTGGTGGAGCAACCCCCATCACAACCGGGTCGGCGGCGTCAGGTCGGCCACTACGACGCTCTGGGTACCGGCTTCAAAGCCAATCTGGCTCACGGAGCTCGGATGTCCGGCGGTCGACAAGGGCGCCAATCAGCCCAACAGTTTTCCCGATCCGAAGAGCGCCGAAAACGGCCGCCCCTATTTCTCCAACGGCGCGCCGGATGCGTTGGGACAACGGCAGTTTCTCCGCGCACATCTTCGCTGGTGGCGGCCCGATGCACCGAACTTCGCCGACGCCCATAACCCCGTCTCGAGCGTCTATCACGCGCGGATGCTCGATCCCGAGCGGATCTATCTTTGGACGTGGGACGCCCGGCCTTATCCGGCTTTCCCCAACGACGTGGATGTCTGGGCGGACGGCCCGAACTATGCGATGGGCCACTGGCTGACCGGGCGACTTGGGGCGTTGGCGACGGATGAGCTGATCGCGGCGGTCGCTGCTGACTACAATGTGCCGCTGGCCGCCGCCGATGCCGCCCAGCCGCTGATCTTTGGCGTCGACATTGCGGGCGTGGTCTCTGCCCGCGATGGTCTGCAGCCGGCGCTCGACGCGAGTGGCCTCGCAGTCGGCGATGGGCCGGACGGATTGCGTTTCGGCCTGCCCAAGCCGCGCCTCACGACCACCGTCGACCCCGGCGATCTGGTCGACGCCGATGCACCGCTTGCCTCGCGCAAGCGGCCCGACCCGTCTGAGGCCATCGCCCGTGTGGCCCTCGGTTACACGGATCGCGAGCGCGACTATCTCGACGGCACGGTCACCGCCATGCGGCTCAGCGACGGCGCGACCAGCGGCCAGAACTCGCCGCTGGTACTCGACCTGGCCGGCGCCCGTGGTTCGGCCGAGCGTCTGCTCGCCGGTCAAAGCGCCACCCGCGAAACGCTCGATGTCACACTGCCTCCTTCGCTCGCAGCGCTCGAAGTCGGCGATGTCATCGCCGTCGGCGGCGAAGGGGAGGGGCCGTTCGTTGTGTCGGAGCTGCACGACGGGACTGCCCGCAAAGCCTCGCTCGTCTCCGTCCCGCCCGAAAGCGGCGTGGCAATTGTCGCCGACCGGCCGCTGGCGGCGGGTGGCGGCGCCACCTCTCGGGCCATCCCCGTGGTGGTCACTGCGCATCTGCCAACCGATCCCGCCAGTTTTGGGCCATCGCGGTTGATGCTTGCGGCCTTCGCCACACCCTGGCCGGGCAGCGTCCCAGTGAACAACGACGCGACGGGAACATCGGTCGCGACGATTGTCCGGAATGCCGCGATCGGCGAGTTGGCAGCGGGGATCAATACCGGTCCGACTGCCGTCTGGGACGACGTAACGGTGCTTGAGGTGACGCTCTACAACGGCCACCTCGCCTCCGCCGACGACGCCGCCGTGCAATCCGGGGCCAATCGGCTAGTCGTACAGAACGACGCCGGCGAGTGGGAGATCGTCGGCTTTGCCAACGCAACACTGACCGCGCCGTCAACTTACACGCTCACGCATTTGCTGCGCGGGCAGGGCGGCACGGGTCATGCCATGGGACCAGCCTCGACAGGCAACCGGGTCGTCGTGCTCGACGACACGGTGATCGCCGATCCGGTCACTACCGACTGGCTCGGCGAAACGCTGGCGTTGCGGGCTTATGCCGGCAGCACTGACTCGACTGGTGCTCCTCTCTCAGCGGTCATCGATCTGCCGCCCGATCTGCCGCTGGCGCCGGTGCATCTCTCGGCGCTGCGCGATCCCGTGAGCCACGACATTGCGCTTGCCTGGGTGCGCTGCAGCCGGGCCGATACCGATAGCTGGACGCTGATCGAGGCACCGCTCGACTACGCGCCGGAAGCCTACGCCGTGACCATCTTCAACGGCCTCACGCTGGTGAGGACAATCGCGGCTTCATCACCGGCAGCCAGCTATTCCGCTGCCGACCAAACCACCGACTTCGGCAGCCTGCCGTCGCGCTTCACCTTCACCGTCGCCCAGGTGAGCCCGACCCTTGGACCGGGGCTGACCGCAGAGGGAGCATTCGATGCCTGATACACCCCAAAGTCCGCCGCCGTCCCCCCGCTTCGAAGCCTGCCTCGACGCGGTGCTGAAGCAGGAGGGCGGCTACGTCGACAATCCCCAAGACCCGGGCGGCGCCACCAATCGCGGGATTACCCGCAAGACGCTCGCCGCATGGCGCAAGATCTCGCCTTGGTGGGCGTTGCCCAAAAGCGAGGTTCAGGCACTCGGCAAACCAGAAGCGGGGAGCATCTATAAATCCCTCTATTGGGACCGCTGCGATGCCGATGCGCTGCTGGCCGGGCTCGATCTCGCGCTCTTCGATTTCGCCGTCAATTCTGGCCCCGACCGGGCCATCAGGACATTGCAGGCCGAGTTCGACGGCCTCGCCTTGGATGGCTTTGTCGGGCCGCTGACCCTGGCCGCAATCGACGCGCGTGTCGCCCATGACGGCGGCGCTGCCGCTCTCATCGACGCCCTCTGCAACCGACGCCTCACCTTCGTTCGGCGTCTCGCCACCGCGTCAACCTTCGGCACCGGCTGGAGCCGACGCATCGCCGAAATCCGCGCCACAGCGCTCGTCATGGCGGGCGTGATGGCAACCTCTTCCCAACCTCAGAAAGGCACTTCCTCGATGAATCTCAATGTTCTTGCCGGCTACAAAACCTACCTCGTCGGCTTCGCCATGCTGATCGTCGGCGTCGCGCAGCTCCTCGGCGTCTCGATCCCCGATTTCTCCGGCCAGTCGGCTGGCGACCTTCTGATGCAAGGCCTCGCCATCATCTTCCTCCGCCAGGGCATCACCAACACGGTTGCCAAAGCCTGA